ATTTATCTTTATTTTCTCTAATTTGTTTATGCTCTTCACGTGTGTATTTTTTTGGTATCCAACCGCCAACAAGTTCACGCCACATTTGAATTAAATGGTAGTGAATATCATTAGCAATTCTATTTCCCTGCACATCGCAAATGGCATTCATTCCACCTGCAAATGGTTCAATATACCATTGGTCGGGTGTTCTGTCTTTTAATATTATCGGCAAAATCTCTTTACTAAATCGTGCCTTACTTCCCATATATTTCATACTCTAAAACTTTTTAAATTTTCTATTCATTTTCAAATTAACATCCTGCTAAATAAACCGCACCAGCAGGTAACACGTGCTATAAAACATTAAAACGATTTTATAGCACCATCCGTTAGCCACAATAAGAAGCGAACTCTATTGCCCATTCCTTTGGTGGTGTTTTACCTACTTCTAAGTATCGTGATATTGCAGCCATTATTTCACCTTGTCTTTGTTGGTCGTGAATCCATTTAGGTTTTAATCCTAAAGGTGGTTTCTCAACCTTACTGTGGCTAACAATGGCTAAATTTAATTGCTTAGTCCAGTCCTCTTTGAAGCGTAGTGGTATTGCAGTTCCTTCTAATTGTTCCCAGTTGTTCATCCAATCAATTACTGCATTTATTTGGTCTTGTGTCAATGTTTTCATTATCTATTAAGTTTTGTGTTTAATTAATCGCAACTAATTTTAGCCTAAGCGTTAGCAACAATATTGCTTAATGTAGTCATCTAAACAAAGTAATGGTAAATTTTCACGGTCACACCTTACACAAAATTCAGCGTATTGAGTCGCAATACTTTTGCTAACAATGTGTATAGAAAATAATTTTAACCGCTCTTGGTGGTAATCTTCAAGTATGCAATCTAAAGGATGTTCGTTATCTTGGCTGTCATATATACTTCTGTCATTTATTTGAAAGCCGTCTAAATATCTATTTGCTTGTTCTGTATTCATTTTCGTTTATTTAACCGTTAAAATTACTTTCCATACACTCGTACGTTGTAATTAATAAAAAATGCTCGTCTTTCCGAGCCGTCACCTTACAAAGCACATCCACCAATGGAAACCTAACTACCTGTTTTGGCTATTTATGAAGCTATCGACACTTCAGTACTATAAGGGTTTCAGGAATCGAACCTGTCTCGTTGCGGTAGTTAGAATCGAACCAACTTACAACCATTACCGCATTTTTAACTAATCACAACAATTTGGTTTGAGTTTGTGGCTCATAACTTGCATCGTATCTTTCATTATCGCCTTTTGGGTATTCAAAAACATTCATTTTTAAATCTGTTTTCATTTTCTTTATATCAGTTTTACTACCATTAAAAAACAAATATCTATGTGTTGGCTTCATTAGTATTTTATCAACTACTTTACCCTTATTATCTATCCCTCGTCTTATATCAAATGTACTACCATCTTCAAAAACGTATTTGTGTTTTGGTGTGCTTACACCTGTATAAGTCCAATTTGTTGCTTGATAAATATATCCATTATGTCCTTGATTTTGGTCTGCATAAGAAACTATACAAGATGGTTTTGGTAACATCTTCAAACATTTAGAAACAAAATATGATAGTGTATTTTTAGGTAAACCATCATTTACAACTAATCTATTTAATTCGAGTGTTAAACATTCGTAAGTATTAAAAACACATTTTCCATTATTGTAATTGTAATTTGGAGGAAAACCAAAAGTACAAACACCATTTAAAATGCCATCAATATATAAACCAAACGCATAAGATATACTACACATTCTTTTAGCATAGTGCTTATTTAAAAGCCAATCTTTACACTCAAAATTATTAATACTTTCAACTTTTTTTTCCATCGCTTTTTTTTATTTACTACTCATACCACCATACGTTAGCGATTCCTCTTTTCAAATTTATAAGCTAAAAACTCTTTGTCCGCCTTTCGCTTCTTAGTGTATAGATCCATAAAATCACTGTCTTTGCTCATCTCCTCCCAGTCGTCTGGCTCGGAACTAACCACCACAAACAACTGTCTGTCTAAGGTGGATAGTTTACTGAACTTCTCTAGTGTTGTCTTTAGTAGTAGGATGTCCATTACTTGTATGGGTAAGCTAGCTCATTCTCTTTGCTTATAGAATAGTGCTTCTTAACTACGTCTAACTTGACGCCTTTATCAATTGCATTATTCCAGTCTCTGCTTTGTGGGTTTATCCACTTCTTAGCTGGTGGGGCTTGACTTGCTTTACTTGCTATATTGGCATCGTCATCGATTGACTGAAGACCGATAAGCGATTGCAGCGTGTAGCGACGGTAGTAACTCACGCACGACCCTATCTTCTGTGGGTCGCTTATTTGTGGCAAGGCTAAAGAACTTTCTACTTTTTCTCCATTTTCTACGTCTATAATTTGAGAGCATACAAGCCCGTCAGTTATAGGCTGCAATAGTAGGAGTCCATTCTTGTCTAGTAATGGCTCTACGTGCTTTAAAAGACCGTTAATGTCGAAGTACTTAGAATTAAAGAAAGGGTTTGTACTATCCTTAGATATTGCACCTATCTCATTTTTAACGGCTGCTAGTTTTGTATATATGTTTTTCATTTCTTTTGCAAATATAGTTAATTGTTATTACTTGGACTAACTTTTCTCAAGTTTAATTTGTCGGCGTTCATTACATAAGACCTTATCATATCCTCTGTTATAGCTACCTCCTCCACTTCCATAGTCCAGTCCTCTTGTGTGTGTTCTCCGTTAATGTCTAAAACGTCAGATACACATACATTCAGCTCCTCTCGCTCTATGAAGTCGTGCAAGTCTTGTCTAAGTATCTTTATCACATAGTACGGAGTGTACTCGTCTGTTAGATTATACTTGCAGTCTAGCACCAGAGATATAAAGTACTCACCTTCCCAGCCTATGTCTTCAATCTCGCCACTTTCTAAGACGAGTGCCTTTACTCTGTCTATGTCTTCTTCTATAGTTAGGTCTATAAGACAAGCGGCAAGGGCTTCACCTTTAGCGTTTGCTGACTCGATAGCTACTTCTATTATATTGATTAAAGCGTTGCGGGTGTTCTCTGTTACGTGCCTTTGTCTATTGATTACACTGTTAAGAGTGTGCTGGCTTATCTCGTGTATGGCTGCGACGGCTTCCCTCTGTAGGGTTGTCGTGTTAGCTTTGATTGCCTTGCTAAGTTTTGCGGATAGTTTGTCTTTGAATATCATTTTATTATTTTGTTTCTAAGGTTCTTATATAAATTTATAGTGCTGCACTCTTCACTACTGTACATCAAGCGTTTCTCTTTAAGGTCAGATATCTCGCGATTGCATAAAGCTGCTAGAATGATACATTCGTTTGCGGTTAGTTCTATATTCATTTCTTTTTGTTGGCTATTAATTCTAAGGTAGCTATAAAGCCTATGGTGAAAACTACGCAGCCCGCGTTTGGCTTATCTAACAGAGTGGCAACTACTAGACCTAGCGGCATAAAGATAGTCAGTACTTTTATTATTTCTTCTTTCATACCACAAAACTAATGTATTAATTTAAAATACAAACAACTATTTACTTTTTTTTATTATTTCTTTGAATTGCTCTATATCCCATATCACGTGATACTCCACGCCAACAGACTCAAACGCTGCTTTGCATATAAGCTCTCCCTCTGTAAGCTTACCCTTTGCATCGTTCTTAATTTCTATGATATAAACTTTTCCCGCGTGCCCTACGAGTATATCAAAGGCGTTCTTTAGCTGGTGCGTGTGTAGTACGTAGCCTCCCAGTGCTCTTATCTGCTTAACTAATAGTGGCTGATTAAGGTCTACTTTTGCGTTTCTCCTCAATCGCCTTTGTATAAATTTATCATTCTTTCAAATATAAACTTTTTTATTTAATAATCTACATTATATTTGCAGAGATTTAAACGAAAGAAAATTTAATTATGGCAGAAAATAAAAAATCATTTGTTGCGTATTGCGACTGGCAAGAAACATTCGAGGAGCTATCCGATGAGGAAGCTGGCAAGCTCGTGAAGCACTTGTTTAATTACGTCAATGATAAGAACCCAGAGACGAGCGACAAGTTAACTAAGATGTGTTTCATCCCCATTAAACAAAGCCTTAAACGAGATTTAAAGAAGTACAAAGGGTACATAGAAAAGCAGTCTATTAATGGCAAGAAAGGGGGAAGACCAAAAAACCCAACCCTTTTAGAAAAAACCCAACCCTTTTTTGAGAAACCCAAAAAAGCTGATAGTGTTAGTGTAAGTGTTAGTGTTAGTGAAACAAAGAGTAATATAGATAGCAATAAATTGCTAAGTGTGTTTAATTCTATTCTAGGTAAAAAGACTAGAGTAGTGCCAACCAGAGCAAAGAAGCAAATAAACGCAGCTTTAAAAGAGGGATATTCAAAAGAGGATATAGTCCGAGCTATTACCAACGCATCAAAAGACCAGCACCACATAGACTCCAACTACAAGTACTTGACTTTAGAGTTTATCACTAGAGCCGACAAGCTAGAGCGTTTCGTGAATATGTCAGATTTCAATATCAAAACTAAAATCTTATGATAAAAACTAATAGCGAAATACTTGACGCTCTTATGCATCTCCACAAATACGGAATACCAGAGGGCAGCAAGTTAGGATTAACTCCTTTCGATAGTCAGCTAACCTTTGTTAAGGGAGGGTGTACAGACATAACTGGCTATCCCTTCTTCGGTAAATCTCTTTTTATGAAGGAGATAATGATGGGCTTAACGTTAAACGAAGGCTGGAGACATTGCGTTTATATGCCAGATGATGGCAGCGACACCGAAGTAATCTCGAACCTTATGCACAAGCTAACGGGCAAGACATTTGAGAAGGGATACCACAACAGTATAACCGAGCGTGAAATATCCAAGTTCGCTACTCAGCTATCCGAGTCGTTTAAATTTATATCCGCGGAGCATAACATTGAACCAGAAGCGTTTTGGAACTACGCTAAGGAAGCAAAGTGTAATAGTGTGGTAATAGACTCTTGGAATTATATGGCTCACAAGGGCGAGCCTACAAGCCCCGACTATCTACGTAAGATTTTGTCATTACGGAATAGGTTTATGGATATAAATAAAATGCACTCTTTTATCATTATTCACCCAAAGAACCCAGACCCTAAGCAAGTGAAGGACGGGAATGTTAAGAAACCAAGCGTATATGATTTAATGGGAGGATCTGAATGGAACAACAACGGCAGAAACATAGTTGTAGTTCACAAGGAGTCAAAAGAGAACCACCATCCCTATAATATATTCGTAGACAAGGTTAAGCCTAAGCACTACGGGAGTGTAGGAGAATGTACCTTGCATATCGATTGGAACTCTCAAAGGTTCTACGATTTCGATCACGTGAATAACATTAAAAAATACGCTTATGCTACGGAGGAAGTTGTAAAAGACCCGCTAAATGATATATTTGCAGTAACAGATAACGAACCATTTTAAAAATATGACAAGTAAATACAAATACGTACACTATAACAAGCACTACAATAGCAGACACAAACCCTACAGAGCTTGTATCATTGGTGAGTTTAGATGCTCTTACGCCACCGAGCGAGAAGCTGCACTAGCCATTGACAAACATTTAATCCTACAAGGCAAGCCCCCTATAAACATTTTAAAAGCTAAGATATGACAGAGAAAGAAATAAAAGAAGAGCTGGCTAAGTCCTCTGCAATATGGAAGGATGCGGATAGGTCTATAAGAGATATGAAAATTAGACTAGGGAAGTATAACGGCAACAAGACAGAGCAGACTAAGCACGTTTTAAACCTTGACAACCTCCTTAACTTATCTCATAGGCAAGCGATGGATATAAACACCTACGAGGACTTGCTAGCAAAGTATATGTTTAAGATAGGGGAGTTGTCAGCGAAGGTAAGAAAGCTAGAGCTACAGATAAAAATAGATAAACAAATTGCAGAAATGTAAATTTATGTTATATTTGCATCCTAACGCATTGTGTATGTATAGTTTTTAAAAAGTGGAATATGGAAACAGGAATTAGAAAAACATTAGAAGGTTATCAAGTATGGTTTAAGATAGACAACCAAACTTTTTATTTAGATGAACACGTAGAAGATACGGATAAAGATAGTTTAGAAG